CATTGTACCATACATTATTCTTTGGTATTGGTATAAAACTTGACGCTGTACCGGTAGCTGTTAGTATCGGTCTCATTATAAGTGTTGATGATGCAACTCCCATTCTAGGGCTACCATATACGCTATATCCGTCTAGAGTTATTCTGGATGTTGGCCAATCCTCCGGTTGCTCAATAGCCGTATTTACGTCTGTTGTAAACCTATACTGTACGTTTGCACTTCTCGACCCAGGTGGTACACTGCCTGTTAGATTGTACCCAAAAAAGGCAGCACCACCGGCTGTATAGCTGCCGTATATTCTAGGACTTGCATTCACAAATAAACCAAGTCTTTGCGTCTGTGGATTGATATTTAGCGGTATAAATGGTGCATCATCTGCTGATGTATCTTGTTGTATAAGTTTGAAATAATCTGCAGTAAGTCTGCGCTGATCTGCGAATGGTAATCTCGGAAACAGCTCATTGAGTAGTCTATTTGCAACTACTGTATTATTGGTACCAAAATCAATTCTGAAGTTGCTGGATGATATAAACAGCTTACCATAAAGTAGTGTTGATAGCTTCCTAAATCTAAAATCAGAGTTAAGATAGCTCACAATGTATAACCAGTCTTCTTCGATGCCCGGCTTATTGGTTCCTCCACGCGCTTCGGCATACTTTCTCCATATCTTACCAAATACATCTAAGTAGCCGTTGCCGTTTGAGCTTTGCTCTGTTACAGCATATCCTAACAACTCGTTCGATACACTTCTTATTCTACTAAAATCCCACAAATCCCGATCTGCTGGAGATTCATACTCTGCTGCTGTGGTTATCATTGTAAAATACAAGCAGAGTAGTGTACCTAGTGTTTGTACGTTGTTGTATTCCTCTGGCGTAGGCTTTGTTATATCAACACCGTATGTTATAGCATCTAAGGTAACTTCCATCAGTAGTAAGCGTAGTCTTATGTTTCTGATATAAGAATCGAGTGATGGATTAATCCCCGGTTCGCGCGGATTATATTGTAAACCTAAATCATCATCAAAATCCTGTTCCAGTATTATTGGCAAATCAACTCTTTCTAATTTCAATCTTACATAAAACTTGTAACCGCTAACCGGAACACACTCTATATCATATACATCTTTACCCTGAGCGGTTTCTAGACCTGAAATTACGTCATTGCTGCTTACCCTAAAAAATGGTAGTTTCCAATATGGGCTGTATGCATTTGGTGCAGGATCGCTGCCTGGTGGGAAGCTGAATAAGCTATCTATTAATTTGGTGAAATCAACTTTCCTGTTTGGTACTAATTGGAATAGCTCCTGAGCTTGTGCTGGTGTTATCTGTGGTTTAATTATGGCTGCCAGATCGTCTATTGATGGTTGATCGAATAGATCTCTAGTTAGTATGTTTCCTTCTGAATCTGTGAATTGAATAAACCCATCGACTTTATCATAACCAGCTGGTACCAGATCAATGTCAAAAATATCTTGCGAGTACTCTTCTGAATCTGGGAATATTTCATCTGTTGGTTGATATGATGATGGCACTTCCAATCCTCCATTAAAAGAGAGCGCATACTTGGTTATTCCAGCACCTAAATAATGAAACAGTTCGTAATTGCAACCGTCTATTCCATATGCAGCTCCATCTACGAAGTCAAAATAATCACCTAAAGGCATTACCTGACTTATTGCATATTGATTTCGGTCTCCGTACTCAAAAGGTGCAACACCTATGTAATATGGTGATATGTTTTGAATTAGATTGTATCGTGTATTGTTATCAATTAGAGTTGGACTAGGGAAGAATGCTGCATAAGGTTGTGATGGATTATCATTACCTATTAGCTTTGACTGAGCTTCGTCTGCCCGTTGATCGTTAGAAAATCTAAAGAAACCATTTCTAGTTACGCTTGCAAATCCTCTTGTTGTGTAGAAATCTAGAAATTCAAAAGGTCTCACCTTATCACTATCCTGCACCCATTCTTCTAAATTAGCATCTCCAGATCCATCTTGTAGAATATTCCTAGTGAACAACACTTCTGTATCTGGATTGACTATTTTTAAGGTTACAGGATCTGTTACTGTAGTACCGAATTGATTAGATACTTCGCAGGTATAAATGCCTGATATATCCACCACTGCTTGATTTGATTCAAATACAAGAGTGTTTGTGTTTTCAAACCGACTACCTTGCAGTATTAATCCATTTCTTTTCCACACATAAGTTAGTCCCTCTTGTGTATTTAACTTTGCTGGATTGTTTGCTATGGTCGATATGCTGAAGGCTGTTCCTTCAACAATATTTACGACATTGTTGAAAAATAGCGTGGTCTTATCTTGGTATATTAATTCTCCATTTAGCTGATCAGCCCATGTCGTTTGAGTAATGTTGTCTATGGGTTGGCCACCTATTGTTGGTGGTTGATTTAGACTCGGTAGCAGTGTAAATGTCGTAAACGACCTATCTGCAAGTATTCCACTGCTGCCAGAGATACCCGTTACTATATTAGCTCGTTCGTTTTGATATCTTCTTATCATTCTACTATTTGTCCAAATTCACGCCTTCCTCCAAGATTACTAACACCCGTCGGATTGCTGGTACTAATTACCACGTTAACAGTTGGTACCGATACCTGACCGCTTGTTATAAATATGGGCGATGCTGATAAATAGAACCCTGTTGCAAAGTGTCTTGGTTGCCCGTACAGCGGAAACACATCAGCTGGTGTTGGGTTTTGTGGCACTGCGGCTTTCTTGAATTTGTAGTTGTTTACTACGAAGTCTTGATTGCTGCTCTTGTTTGTTGCTATATCCCTAGTGTAGCTGGGCATTATTAGTATTGAGTTTGTATTAAATCTCTTAACTGGATCGCCTGGAGCATCGAATTCAAATTGCTGAAATCCCTCATGTTCGAATACTATCTTTACTCTAATCGTGTTCGTATTCTCATCAAGTTTGGGTATCTGCAGTTGTCGTAGGAAGATTAACTGTCCTAGACTATGTTTGTTGGGATCTATGCCATTATCTGCAAAATAACTGTATAGGTTATTTGTTCTGCCGATTTGCTCGTTAAATGGTGCATTCTCGTAGGTTAATTCCCCAGTTTCATAAGTCCGCCCGTCAGCCGCTACTGCTGTGTTTTTTATTGCTCTGCTTCGGTATGGATCATTTATTGGTCCATGTACCTTGATGAGCGATGCACCGTTGTATTCCTCAATATACACCTTGGTATAATCCTCAGCTCTTACCTCCACAAACTCAGCGTTATTCTCCTGCAATCGTGGTAATGGTCGTTGTAACTGAAATCCATAGGTGTCTACTGGTACTCTGTTTCCTGGAGTCGGTGGTAGCTGCAATTTCTTGTTTAGGAAGTAACTGATGCTGTTGCCTACAAAGCATTGAAAGTCGATAGAGATTCCTTCAACCCCACCAACAGCACCTCTTATATAATTTTGAATGTCACTAACATCGATATCCTGGTACAGCTGCACTCTTTTGCTGCCATCTTGGTCGTAATTGGTGATGGGTGTTCTAGTGAAATAGTTTAAATTTCCAAGTAAACTTCTTGCCGTTGCTCCACGATTTGCAGCTTCCTGTAAGGTTGCTACCTCATCAACATCATTCAGTTGATTTAACTCCCTATCCAAATCCACCTGATTAAAATGATCTGGGTAGACGTAATCTCGCACCTTAGAATCTTTTGCCGGATTACCAGTTATTACTGTGTTGTTACTATTGTTTACGTACGTCCTGGTTGTTATCTCACCACCTTTGGTTGATACTTCGGTCCAGGACTGTAGCTGTTGAGCTCCGTTGTTGTTTTGCACTAAGTTTTCATATAGGCCTGCTACGCTTGTTGGCTCTTGTACAGTAAGTGTGAGCGCATCACTAATAGTCGTGCCAACATCATTTGTTACCTCGCACGTATATGTTCCGCTGTCAAGTACTTTTGCTTCAGTGATATTTATTTTATTACGATCAACTGTTACTCTACTTGTATTTTGTAGAACCACTCCATCTCTTTTCCAAACATATTTCAGCTCATCCTCTCCAATCTTTGTTGTGACTTGGCCGTTGACTATATCAATCTTGCTGTAGGCTTCGATCTGCAGTTGTAGGTCTTGGTTTACAATGGTTGTTATTGTATTATTCTCATCAACAAAGATGCCATATGTGTTTGGCTTTTTTTCGGCAATGGGCCTGAAGTAAGACCCAATCTCTCGCAATATTACAGGAGGCTCTGCCGGTAACCCTGGATATAGTGTGTATACAGTTAAGTCCTCATTGAGTGAGGACGTTTGAGGTAGATTGATACGAACCCTTCCATTGAACATTACCTAGTAATCTTAAAGATAAAATCACGCTTCTTGTCAATATACAAAGTTCCAGTCGAATCGACAACTTTAAATACAAATCTGTAATATACCTCAGGTTGTAGACCATCCATCCACAAATCTATGTAGTTACCTTCGCTATCGCAGCTAATCTTAGTGTAATTTTCGTCAATTGGAATTACATAATCCTCCTTGTCTAGATATTTTACACCATAATAACTACTTGTTGGTAGATGATTGTTGGCGGTAACATATGATGATTGGGTTACAAAAGCTCTGGTCGGGTATTGAGCTCTTGCTCCAATTCTAAACCGAACTCTGCTGTCCTTAACGTATTCGCTTTGGTTGTTTTTAATGTAAACTGTGCTTGAGTAAATATCACTTAATGGTGATAGCGAACCAGTCGCTATGCTGCTATCATCCCAAGCAACCTGCAATTTTGGTGAGTAAATAGTATTTGTATCTCTAGAAAAAAACTTTAGACTCAAAAAGGTGTTAGTACTAGATTCATCGCTATTTGACTTTTTTACTATAAAACCGTTGTTTGGTACTGATGAGCTTAACCATGCTCTTACGATACCCGTTACATCCATCCGCACATCCGTTGTTTGATATTCGAATGATTGTGTTGCTTCGTATGCTGTGTACCATGTACCTCCTCCGGAATTTGATGCAAAAGATCCTGTGCTTCCTGCTGCAAAAGATCCAGTCAGCCAGGCTGAGCCAGTGTTAATTGAGTTGAGTCTATACTTCCAAGAAACACCATCGGTTGTTGGTGGTATGTTGCTATAACGCCCTGTTCCCATATTCCAGCTCTGCGATACTGCGTAGGCATATAGCGTATAGTTGACGGGAATCTCATCTGCTTCTGTAGTGTATAAATTCAGGTAGAACTTTGGATTACTTATGGTGCCTGCAGAAACACTTTGCGATATTGTTGTTAGATCAAATTTCAGCAATGCTCTGCTATTGTAAGGCTGTTCTGCGCTGTCGAATGTTTTGCTTATATCCAATACAGCATCCAATCCTGTATTAATAGTGGATGGATTAGTTAGACCTGGAATTGTTGATTCGCTGGCTTCGTATATCGTTGCGTCTGATAGAGGATAAATGCCGTATATCATAATTAGAATGTTGTTATTGCTCCTTTAATATCTGTGTTCGGAAACCTTACTTCAAAGATACTCGGATCTAGGCTTGGATATATAATGCCGTTTTGAGTTGCATTGTTTATATCATATGCGTTTGGTGAATACCCTTGAGCGCTATCGTTAAGATTGTAAATCACAACATTGCTTACATTTTGTACACCTGGTACTTGTAATAATGTGTTGTAAATATCTGTGTAGTATATTGGTTGATTTATTTGCCACTTATCAATATTGAAATAATCCTTCATGGCCTGTACAGCGGTTAGTATAACCTCATTCGGATTGCTCTGCGGTGTTGCTACTACGGAGAAATTAACGCCGATATTAACGTAGTATCCGTCTTTGATGTTAATTGCATCAGTTAGCATCTTATACTGTGACAGATACGTTCTTAGGTTGTTTTTCACTGCGGTATTCAGCTCTGTAAGCTGCTTTTGTGAATTGTACCCTAGAACATAGAGGTTTAACGCTAATGGATTTTTGATATAATCGTTTCCTACTACTGTTTCGAAGTTAGCTTGCTCATCAGCTGCTATATATACCTTAGCAACACTTCCATATGTGGATGGCAACGATAGTGCTCTTATAATATAATCCTCTCTAGTTACCGCTCTATTTTGTGATGTTAAAGTTGCTAATGCATTTTGTCGTATCTCCTCAATTCCTTCCTGAGATCTTCCGCCTCCGGCTGGAGTTGGGTTGATTACTGCAAGACTATTGATAACTTGTGTATTCAGTGTACCGGTTGAAGTTGGCAATGCTGATGTATCCACATTTACTCCTACAATTGAATTCAGGGTATTTGCTGCTACGTTGCTTGCTACACCACCTCCCACTAGGTATGTAATTGTTAGTGTTGTATTTGATGGAGCTTCTCCGTATGTCTGTGTAAATACGGGATTAGTAGGATCATAACTAACATCATTGTTGATTATGCCTGTAGGTAAATTTAATCCGAGATTCTCCTGCAATGGAAGTAGCTCTTCGTCTGGTGTTGTGGATGTTCCGGAACCAAACTGTATTTCCAAAGCCGTTGGCGTTACTCTGGTGATAAACCGTCTTGGTACTTTTTTTAGTTTTAACAAATAAGGTGTTTCATCACTATATACCGCAGAATCTGGATCGTTGTATGCTGTATTTGTTACCTTTTCGAAAATAGTTTCTTGAGCTAAATAATCCACCTCTGACCATGTGTTTCCATCGGCATCTACAATGCTCTGTATCCCTATTAAGTTACCATCCGGATTTGGTATTTGTACTTTAAAAAATTTAGTAGCAGGACCGACTGTGACTGTTGTTGTTTCGGTTACTGCTGAGACACCTTGTACACGCTTTTTTGCTAGATAGTATTCTGGCTGTCCTGTTACTTGGTCAATCTGATAGACGCTTATGGTTGTTGGACTGTCGTAAGTATCTTGTGAGAAATCAAACCCATTGCTAACAATAAAGTTCACACCATCTCCACCAACCACTTCCATATTGGGATCCACCTTGAGTGCGTATCTCATATCTGGAGCCGTATTCACACCACTACCACTTGCTGGTATTAATTGGTATACATCTAGATCAACAACTGCTGGAATTGACAGCTTTGGTCTATACCCCATAGCAGCTGCAATGGATAGTACGTTTTTCCTTTCAGATGCGTTCAGTAGCAAACTCTCTTTTAGCTGAGAGTCTATGTAATAGTTAAGTACATCACCAACATAGGCAGCCATCTCTATGAACATCATTCCTGGTGATGCTTCGTTGAAGTCTGTGTAGCTGTTTGGATAGTAAACTTTGGCAAACTCGATAAGACTCTGCTTTAAGTCTGTGAAGTTTCTTCCGTAATATTTTATGTCTGTTAGTGTTGGTGTTGCCATCTTATGGTGTTATTTGAAGCTCAATCGATTCTGTCTCAATGCTATTGTTTTGTAGGCTGAAACTTAAACTTATGCCAAGTGTGTTCGGCTTTCCATCAACTCGATATGTACGAAGATCCTGGATTGTTATGTAGGGTAGCCATGTTACTATTGCTGATTCAATTGTCGCTTCGATGTTACCCAACAGCAAATCTGTTAGTGGTTCCATTACAACCTTACCTAGATCACAGCCGAAGTTTGGCTGCATAACCCTTTCGCCTTTGTTAGTTAGCAATAGGTTTATGACGTTAGCTCTTGCTTGGCGTATAGACGTGTAATTTACAGCAAAGTTAGCACCTCTGCTAGTATTCATAGGCAGATCTAACCCTAAAGGAACATTTTGTTCGCTTGTTAAATCGGTTATTGTAAAAGTCTGCCTAGCCATTATTGTCCGTTACTTTTTTTGTATGACTCTTTCAGCACCGCTGAGTAATCCTTCACAAACATGTTTGTATCATCAGCTGCATCAAGATCCTCATAGTTTTCTCTACTCATTTGTGCTTTTGTTGCTCCTAAGATGCCGTCAATTGATGTCATATCGTAGTCATCGTAAACCGGCTCATCATATCTGATGTCGAAGTTGATTTGAGGTTTCTGCATTGGTACAACTGC